AGCTGAATGCAGCCCTCGATAAGCTGAGGAAGGCAAGTGATAATCCCGTCCACAATAGCGGTGATGATCTCCGGCAGAGCGTCAATCAGCGCCTGTATGATCGTCGGAAGGTTCTCCACGATGCCATTGATCAGCATGATCGTGCCCTGGATCAGGATCGGGAGCGCCGTGACAAGCGCATTGACGATACTCGTGATAATGACCGGAAGATACTCGATCAGGACCGGAAGAGCGTTCATCAGTCCCTCTGCCAGTCCGAGGATGAGCTGAACCGCTGCATCAAGAAGCAGTGGTGCGTTGTCGATCAGAACCTTCACGATCTGCATCACCACATCCACGATGGTCGGGATCAGCGTTGGAAGTGCGTCTGCAATGCCGATCGCAAGTTCCGCTATGATCTCCACGGCCACCTCTACGATCTGCGGGAGGGCTTCGATGAGATACACGCAGAGCTCTTTCAGGATCTCGAAAGCAGTCTGCACCAGCTGTGGAAGGTTATTGATGAGCGCCGTTGCCAGGGCTTTGATAATGCCCGTTGCGACCTTGGCAACCTGCGGAAGTGCCTTTGTAATGCCGTCGGCGATGCTTTCGATGCCGGAAGTGATCATATTCACGCCAGCATCGGAATTGCCGGCGAAGATCTCCGTCAAGCCAGCCATCACATCGGTCATACTCGGAAGGAAATCCGCCATCAGGTTCCGGGACAGCCCCGTGAACGCCGTCTGCATGTCCTGAAGCTGATCCTGGAAATCTGCTGCCGCCGCTACGGCCTCATCCTCCATAACACCACCGAGTTCCATTACGCGGTCCTTCATGGCCTGCGTATCCTCTGCGGAGGTATTAAGAAGTGCTCCGAGTTCCTTGGCAGAGCCTCCTAAAAGATCGCTTGCAAGTGCTGTTCTTTCAGCACCTTCGCCCATATTCTGCAATCCGGTGATAGTTGCGGCAAACAGCTGCTCTGTTGACATGCTTGCAAGCTGTTCCTGTGTTATTCCAAGAGCTTCAAATTTGTCTGCATTGTTTACCGCATTTTTCTGCAGTGTCTGCATTCCTCGGTTCATGGACTCGATCGATGTGCCACTGTGCTGCATTACGGCATCCCATTCCTGATAGGCTCTTGCAGATATACCCATCTTCTGGGACATTTTGTCGACATTATCGCCGTATGCCGCGACATTCGATGTTGCACTCACGAAGGCAGTGCTCACAGCCGTAACAGCAGTTGCACCGACCGCGACAGCACCCATCAGGGCTTTGCCGGTGCCGCCCATTACCTTGGCAAATCCACCACTAAAAGAAGAAGCGCCGCTCTGACCGGCGGAACCCATCTCTTTCTCTATTGAACTTTTAACACCTGAAAAGGTGGGCTCTATTTTGACGTAAGCTGTTGCAATATCAGCCATTTTGGTTCTCCTGCTTGTTCTTTAACCACTGATCGAAAGACTCCGTGGAATTGAAGCTCATAAGCTCTTCCGTTGGCTTCTTTTCTTCCGTGAGCTCCTTAAAGATGCTCTTCGGTCTCGGCCCGCGGTGCCTTTGCTGGGACCACAGGAAGATGTTGAAGTCATCTAACAGTAAAGCCAGAAGCGCCTCCTCAAGGGATAACTTCTGACCGCTTAACTTCATCTTTACCCGTGATGTATTCGGCAGACCTATGGTAAGAGTTGCCACCAGTGAAGGCGACAACTCCTTATAATTGAAAATCCCATAGGTTTGAGCCAGGTCACATATCAGTTCATCCTCGCAGGTGTTGATTATCCTTGCGAGGACTAGGAGTTTTTTACGTTCAGTGCCTCGAAAATATCGTTAAGTTCCGCAAAGAGATTGGTCGGATCAGCAATCCCGTCATGCTTTTCGGCAACAGCATTGAGGAAGTCCGTCAAGGATCCTTCCGTGCCAAAGATGAACTCAAGGAACTCAAAGATGATCTTGTTCTTCTCCATATCATCTATGTTGCTCTGAAGCTTCGACATGAGATACAAGAGCCGGATATCATCCTTAACCCTTGAATCGATGCTGATCTCAATACCTGTCTTTGTCTTTACGGATACGATGTAGTCTTTCTTAGCCTGTGACATATTAACCCCCTTTAGCCGCTGATCGATGCAGCCTCAATGTACTCAATGTGCGTCTTTCCGGTCGAATCAGGATATGCACTAACCGTGATCTCATATCCGATCGCATCGGAATCGTTGTAGGTGATCGCTCCTCTGGAAGTAACCGCGCCATCCGGAATCACGATTCTCTTTGCCCTGTTCCCGCGGAGTGCAAGGTCGAATACCCAAACCTTCTCCTGCGGATCAGCCGCAACGATCTCAACCTTGATATTCCCGCTGCCGTCAACGGTTACATAGTTGTCACCATAGACGGACTTCAGAACATCCTCGTTCTCGGATTCGATCAGGGTGAGCGCAAAGTTGTCATCCAACTCAGTCAGCGAGCGGTAAACGATCGCGCCGCCCCAAGCCTTGATAGCGGAGACATCCATCTCGTTATTATTGGTCAGCCCGTCCTCGGAAACATAGCCGAGGCAAACAAACGCAGAGCTGAGAGAAGTTGTCGCGTCAGTGGGGAGCGAGGTTCCCTTCGGCGCCACAAAAACCGCTCCGGAGATGTTAGGCTTACCGGTAGAAACATTAGTAGCAGTGTTTCCCATGTTTATACCTCCTTATAATGGGTGATAACAAAAATAGACTGATATCGGTATCCCTTCTTGCTTGTGTCCGTGTAATTGTACGAACTATTCAGCAGGACCCGACATACATCTTTATCTGATATGAGGCCCTCCATCACTTCATTCGCCGTGTTCATCATCGTGGCGGCTTCCTGCATGCTGGATGCGTAAGCCTGAAGCGCGAAGGTGCTCTCATAGATATGGTTAATTTGAGTGCCACCCGTCTTTTCGAGGACATAATACTTAGCAGGAGCATTATGCGGAACCTCCATGTAGACAGGATCGCTCAGTTCGGTTGATAAGTATGTTTTGACAATGACTTCTATCATATCGCATTCCTTTACTTGCTCATGTGTAACCCGGATGCAGACAAAGCCTTCACAAGCGTGTTATTTGCAAGGTTATCCTTTTTCGCGTTCGGATCTTCGGTATATACAGTTGCCCCGGCGATCCAGTTCCCGATAAAGGGTCTTACCTCGTAGCCATCACCGGCCATCGAACGAACTACTTCTGCTGCTTCTTTCGTTGCTTCCTGAATACCCGATGACTTCATGACCTCATTTATCCCCGGAAGATTCAACTTCACAACAACATTGTTCATTCAAAAGCCTCCACGCTTATTTTCTTGTTCCACGGGTAGTCAGCGCCCATGAAGCCATCGATGAACTGTACCGGAGCACCGATGGTCCTGAACTTGTGCCCGTAAAACTCAACGGTCTTGTTCACCCAGTCATGAGTATCATCTGCCGGAAGTGCCAAAGTGTAAGCGATTCTTTTCCCGGTAAGGTTGAGCTCGTTTATGATATCTTCCGAGGAAGGCAACCCAACATTCACACCACTCACCGTGGTTGCTGTTTCAGTGTAGATCGGAGCGCCGAAGTCATCCGTGCCCGTCTGTTTCTGCGTGTATAAAGTTATCGATATAGTTGGGATTCCTCTTTTAGTAGTCATAAAGCTCAACACCTCGCGACCTCTGTGCACGGAGACCAAGAAGCTTCAGCTCCGCGTTCTTGATAAACAGACCGCCGCCAGGGGACAGAAAGGTTCCCTGAAGGCTGTACCCGTTCACCGTATGGGAATACTGACTCATCGCCGGCCCTTCTTCCGAAGAAGCCGTGATCTCACGCTTTACGATGTCGCATACCACTGCGGTATATGTCCGTGCATAGTTTTCGTCCTCAAGCATCGCATCAAGGTCTTTCCCGATGTCGGAAGCGATCACATGAAGTGCGCTCTCTACATCCGGAATATATGTGTTTGCCAGGGCGATCTCCTGCGCGGTAAGTGCCCGCCATCTTGTAATCAAATCATTTACTACTACGCTCATTTTTCTTGGCCCTCTTCGCCGTGGTCTTTGTGACCTGTGGTTCGGCAGCAGGTTTCTTCTCCTCATATATGGGAGCTGACTCAATCTGGATCAAGTCAGCCCCCCTACATTCTGTCAAAGATTCGATAATGATACCTGTCTTGACATTCTTATACAGCATCAGCAGTGCCTCAGCCGGAAACGCCAGGGATGATCCTTGCGAACGATGCAGGATCGAAGATAGCCCATCCGAGATATGCCTCACCACGAAGGTATACCTGGTTGTGACCCTTCAGGTCTCCGCTGTCGGAGTTGTCAGGATTACCATATTCGATAACTTCGAAGCTGATATCCTTTCCATAACCCCACTTGAACATGTTCGCGAAGTCACCGATGATCGCCTGATCCACGGTAGCAGCCGCCGCATCAGCAGTAGCCTTTACAGCGGTGGAAACGGTCTTGTTTACAGACAGAGGCTGTCCGCCAAGGTTCGCAGGCTGAGCGCCGAACGCGAACTCAGGATAAACCTTTACGCCATTAGCCGTGATTGCCGCCAGAGCCGCACGAACGGTCGGGGAGATCGCAAGACCGGTTACATCACCGTCAGCCGCCTCTACAAGAGCAATCGCGGTCTCGATGTTTGCATCAGCCGTGCTTCCGCTGCCGAGATAGGTTACAGTCTGGTCAACCTTCACATCGAAGGAATTGGTCTTAACGAGATCGGAAACGACCTTCGTTCTCGGGTTTACGCCATGGATAGCCGCCATATCAAAGCCGGAAGCCAGCTTCTTCGCAAAGCCGTCGTTGAACGCTTCGAGAACGGCAACCTTCTCCTCATCGGATGCGATCATGAACTCGTCAGATACACGAGCGCCATACTCGAACTTAACCGGAACGATCGTGATCGGAGCCATCGTGATGCCGCCGTGACCCTTCGCGCCGTTTTCAGCAACAAGGTCAACATCCTTGTCCATCGTGAAGGTGAATTCTTTGTTGCCTACGAAAGCAACAGGGATCTGCTGACCGAGAGCTGCAAGGGAGGACTTTCCCTTAACTTTGCTAATGAGATCAGCAACAAGGTGTTCATCATAGAGATTAACAGATACTGACATGTTTTTTTACCTCATTCTTTCTTTAGTGTGCTTATTAACTTTTTGTAGCTTTCCTTTCCGTCACCGGCCGGCTTCGATTCAGGATCGCGCAGCGGTGCCGTCTGGGTCTGCGTGATGAACGGTTTGAGCGATTCTGCATCCTTGCGGATTTCATCTTCGGTCTCTCCGCTCAATTTATTTGCAAGCTCGTAAGGTATGCCAACCTCATGGGCTATCCTGCTCTTAACCGAGGCAGTCTCGTAGGATTTGGTTTTCGCCTGAAGGCTCGCGATGGTCTCTGCATCAGCTTTTGCCTTCTCGTTGGCACTTGTGAGCGAGTTGCCAAGTTCAGCGATCTTTGATTCAAGATCCTTTGTCTTTGCGACAACATCATCCGGGCTTAAATACCCGGCGTACTTTTCCTGCCATTTCTTTTCAGACCGGGCAAGTCGGTCCTTGATGACTTCATCTAACTGTTCCTGTGTTGCAATGGGTGTGAATTCTGACATTTTTTTGTTCCTCCTACTTTTTCCGCCGTAGTTGCGTTAATATTTGACACTCTGTTTTACCTTTGGCTTGTCTGTAATGGCGAGCCAATGAGCAAGGATGATGCTATCCATCAGGGCGATCTCGGCATCCGGCTTCTGGGATGAATACCCAAAACCGCCATTGGATCCAATCGTCCGCTTTTGACAGTTGCTTACAACATTTGTGAGATCTTCCTGTCCCATGTGAACGAGGGTCTTATTGAAAACGGCCTGCTCAAACATTGC